TACTACGCCAGTCATTGCCGAAAATCTTGCCGCGCACTTCCAGGGCGTATGTGCCCACTGATACAGCGTCGCCCTCGACACGCGCAAGAATAATGTTGTCCTCTGCCGTGTCGATGCTGTAGGCGAGGCTCACACGCCGATACTGATTTACGATATTGACTTGAATGTCGGTACATGCAGGGAGCGGAAAAGCCACCTGTTCGCCGTTCACCATTTTGCGCACTGGTATGCGCAGGGTGAAATCGTTACCTCTTACAATTTTCTTCATATCTTACTCTTTTGGTTGTTCTTCTTCTATTGTTGTCGGCTCGTCGGTCGTGGGTTCTGCCGTTGTTTCTCCATCCGTATCAGCGACTGGCTCTTCGCCATCGTCGGACTGCCCAGTAGGAGATTCAAACGGCACATTATAGCCGTTCCACACGATGCTGTATGTTTTCTTGGTCGGAACATACACACACTCGCAGGTAAGTATTGCCATCCAACCGCTTTCAAGCCATTCGGGGTGCGCAGTCGTTGAGCCTCCAGAGAGCGACGTGTAACCTACAAGCTGGATAGTCTTTTTCGGGCTGGTGTTGTTTCGCACGATAAACGTCTGTCCGAGGTATGCCGCTGCCGCTTTCGATGTAAAATCCTCACTGGTCTTGCTGTCTGCCGCAAGTTTTTTCCAAAGCACATCAGTCGTGTTGTAGAACGGCAATAAAATCGCAGGGTATGAACCACTCACCTTGCTCGCCAAGTCGCCAGCAAGCTCCACATAGCTGCCAGCCGATACAAAGTCAAGAGCGACGTAACCGTTTTGCGTCGGTATCTTCTTTGAGAGATACTTGTCGATGTTATCGGGTGTAATGATTGTTAGTTTCTTTTTTACAAAACCCGAGAACAAGCCCGAATACGCTTCAAATTCACCTTTCTCGTTCACGCTCGCCGTCACCTCGCCGTCGTTGTTCTTGACCATGAACTTGTTAGCCGTCGCCGTGATGGTGTCCTGCTCGATGTCAACGCCTGCTCTTTTCAGTCCCGACTCCAGCTTTCCTGCCTCCGTCTTGTCGTAAGGCGAAAGACTCCAGCCGCCGTATTCCGTACCCTCCATTATCATCGGACGGCACACGCTGAAAGCGCCATTTCTGCGCACGGCAAGTTCAAGCAGCAGCTTCGTGCAGCCGTCGGGCACGGTAAACGTCGCAGTAAAGAGCTTCCAGTCACCTATACTCAGATAGATATTGCCCGACTTGACAACAGCACCTTCCGTACCGCCGTCAAAGCGCTTAACGGAGTAGTAGGCGCCGTTATCAAAAAGACTGACGAGCTTCGCATACACGCTGAATACATACGTCTTGCCTGCCGATACACGCACATCCTTGAAGTACAAACCGGTGTAGGTGTTCGCCGTAGCGCCCGACGCGCTGAACGTTGCGTAGTTTGAGCCGCCGACACCCCCACCGCTTGTTATCTCCACCTTTTGCGAGTGAGCCGCCGCTATCTTTGTGATATCATCCCACGGACGTAGCGCAGAGCCTACAATGCTGTTCTTTAGGTTCGTGGTCGTTTCAACCTGTAGAGAGATTTTGTCCGTTGTCTGCTCAATCTTCGACACCCTGTTTTCTATCTCCTTTTTGTTTGTGGCTACCGTAGAAGTCAGTCCGTCCACGTTAAGCACAAGCTCCGCAAGCGTCATCTCCTTCGTTGTGCTGCCGTCCTTCACCTTGAACTTGAACATTGACGCAAGCGCATAGATTTCGTCGGGAGATACAACGAATATCTCCTTGCCGTCGAGCGTATAGTCGTTCACACCCTTGTACAGCTTGATTGACGGAGAGTCTTCGCCATAAGCCGAGAGGTAGAGCACCGACTGACGTGCTACATCGGTTGTATTACCCATCTGCACAAGTTCGTCACCTGCTGCTGGCTGGTCGGTTCCTTCTCCCGAACTATTGACGACGTCGATGTAGTCTGATCCAACAGCGTGAACCCTGCGCCAGTAGTATCTGTTTCTTGCGCTCTCGCTTGTGCCGGTCTTGATATTGAATGTCTGACAGCGCACGAGGTCGTTTTCCACGAATTGATTCACAATCTCCCTGTCTCCGACCTTCTGCAGAAAGTAGCATCGCGTCATTTCGTAGGGAGCTCCGCTCTCATAGTCTGGACTCGTCGAACCTTTCGGGATACTCTCGACATTGCTCACTTTCATCGACGCAGGCGACAGGACTATCTCGCCGCCGACGCTCTGTAGCTCGCGTATCACGAGCTTCACGAACTCCGCAGCCTTGCGAACAAGCAGACGGTCTACCTCCAGATACGAGTCCGTCGTTGTGCCGTAAGTGTCGCCGAGCATGAAACCCTTGCCGCCGACACTGGGTTTGAACGCCGCCGACACTATTTTCTTGAGAGTGGCTACACCTTCAGCCGTGACACCATGAGTTCCGTCAGACAGGGCGAGGCCGCCGAGGAGCGTCAGGAGTTCCTTAAAAGTGCTTGCAGCTTCAGAAGACAGCCCTTCTGCGAAGGTTATGCGCTTCTCGGCTGTGTCCTCTTCATCAGAGCGCAGGAAGTGCTGGAACACTTCGGCTTCTATATTCACGTTCTCCGCAATATCTGCCTTATCGGCATACTTAGCTTTATCAGCGATAGCGGAATGTCCTGCCTTATCAGCATAGCCAGCTCTTCCCGAAGCCTGTGTGTTGGCATATACAACACCGCCTCCAGAACTTGTTGTAGCTCCGGTCGCTGTCTTTGGCTTGGTGTACATCTTTACTTTTATCATAGCTTACCTTTTTTAGATTTCGCGCAGCTTCAATACTGCCGTGCCTTCCGCGAGATTCCTGCTTATGCCAGTTACCCAGAAGTCCTTGCCCATAGCCTCGTGTCGGTATCTGTTGAACAGTCCGACGTTGCCGTTCTCGTCTTCGAGGTTCTGCGTCATCGCTACACGCGGCACATGACAATCGTCGTAATGATTCGACACGTAGTGCTGCTCGGGCTTTGTCGTGTTGCCGGTGTTGCGGTCGTATATGTCGAGAAGCTGGCTTCCTGTTTTTAAGTTGAACGGTGTCGAGATATTCAGTCCGGTTTTCACGCCGAGGGCATATCCTTCGTCACCAGTCAGTCCGGACGTTATCTTAAATTCGAGATCGTCCTTCACGTTACAGAAGTCTTCGTCGGTGTCGCTTGCGTATATGATGTCGTTGTCTTCGAGCGACTCGTAGTTGTCGTTGTCGCTGTACAGCTTCATCTCGAAGTTCTTGATGCAGATATTTTCCACGTAGCTCAGGATAATCTCTTTGACAGGTGGCTTGTATGTACCGACATCTTCCCATGGCGGCATTGATACGACGATTCCCGACGTTCCGCTTTCAGAACCTCCGATGCCGCTCGATCTTAAAGACCATGCCGGACAAAGGATTGTGAATTTAACCTTGCCCTGCAGGCCGTCTGCCTTGCATATCGGAATAGCCATGCCTTCGGCGTCGAGATTCATGCCTACGCTTATGTTGTTCTGTACGCTGAACTCCGTGCCTACTATGTAGTCGTCGATCTTCGGGTCGAAGCCGATGGTGAACGACTGCGAGTAGTATTCCTTGTCGCTTTCGCACTCTTCCCTGGTCTTGTACGGTCTCCAGGCATAGTCGTCCGGCGTACCGTTACCCGTGCCAGGCGTGTCGCCGGCGAAGAATGCCTGGCGAAGACTCTTTTCGACGAGACATTTGTCTCCTACTACAAGCATGCAGCACAAAACTTGAAACTTCGACACATCGTCGACCTTGCCTAAGTACATGTTTCTCTTCATCTGGCACTCTTTGAGCGTCTTTCCTGAGAACGGAATGAAGCCGTTGCCGATGGTCTTGTTGAGCATGGGGCGCAAGAACGGGGTCTCTGCCTTGTAGAACTGGTGAGAATAATATTCCTTGCCGTCCGGGCCGGCTACAGTGTGCAGGTCGCTATCGCTGTATAGCACGGTTTCTTTATAGGGCGGGCACGAAAGCTCGCGTGTCGGTGTCAATGCGATACGCCCGGATATTACGAGATAGTTCGTTGTGCTGTCGTCGGCTGGCGAGTAAACGCCCGGAGCGGCGTTGTTCTCGTATACGGCGCGGGGTATACTCTCCATGAGTCCTTTACTCGTGATGCCCTGACTCGACTGCGCCTGTCTTACGCCGAGCACAAGCCACGTTTCCATATCCAACTTGCCGGATATGGAATTGTCTTTTGCGTCCATCTTTTTCTCTACGGATCCGACCTTCAGAAGGGCCGTTCCTCTGCCCTTGCCGATGGCGTCAGGTAGTACGTTCTGCCATTCGTTGTTGCCGGAGTAGGGGAAATACGATGTGTCGGCGGTAGTGCCGAGCACCGATTGCGGATAGAACTTCCACTTTCTGTTAGTCATTACCCTTATATACCAGTCTGTGACGTAAGCCTTGCCCCATTCCGATGGCTTTTCTTCCCATGCCCTACAGAAAGCTTCTCGTGCCGTCCTTCCTTCAGCAGGGGAAGTGATCATTCTCATGTACTTCTGTTTCCCGGAGAATGGCGAAGTCAGATCGTCTTCTTCAAGCGGACTGCTGATAAGGTTTTTCATGCTCGTTACATTGTCCTTTAGTACGAGCTTGTTGTAAGCCTCATCAATGTTTATCTGCGTTTCCGTGTCGGCCACGATGTCAGTACGCAGGGTTATCGCCTTGCGTTCGGACGCCTTAGTGTTCTCACTCAGCAGGTCTTTCCATTGTACGCTTGCATTCTTGCTGCTCAATGTTTCCCATGCGTATATGTAGAAGGCCTCACCGTCCTGGACAATATGGAGGTCGAGATAGCGCATTATCTCTTCGAGCACTGCGTCCTGCATCCATACGTCGTCTTCCTCGTCGCCGAGGAAGAGAAGTTCCGAGATTGAAATTTGCGAGAATACTGATGTCGGGCCGGACTCGTCGCTGCTGAGAGCCTTGCTGTTGTCGTAGTAGAGGCGTATGGGATGCTGTGCAGCGTTGCTGATGATAAGCGACTCCGTTGCGATTGTAAGGATAGCAGAACAAATCTGCAGGAATGTTTTCTGCTCAGCGTTGTCCTTGATGGTTGTATATTCAACGCCCGGAGTGCCAACGTTGAGGTAGCGTGAGTATTGCAGACTTGAGAGCACGTCGATGCAGTTCAGTTCTACCTCGTCGTACTCTTCATTGTAACCTTGCGAAAAAACAAGCGGCTCAATGAAGCCGGCAAAGACGATCTGCCCGTCACGCTGTACGTTCACTACAGTATTACGGCATGACTTGTTGTAAAAATCACTGATGAAGCTGCGGCAAAGGAGACGTATTGTGCAACTGTGACGCAGGAGATGGTCGAAAGTGTCGTTCATCTCGTCAGTTATCTCCACCGCGTCTTCCTGGAAGTATATGCCTCCGGCTTCCGTACCGATGATCTTCTCTTCGGTACGGTCGCCGTGCGACAATATCTCCACGGTGATAATGTTGCCCTTCTGATTAACGAATTGTCCGTGTATGTACATAGTCGTGATTATGAAAGATTTGAGCGTCGGCCCGACTTGGCGGCTATCCTGCGCACATTACTTATTGTCTGCTCCAGCTCCGTGCCTCTCGTCTTGCCCTTGATGCCTATTTCGAGGCGTATGCCATCAATGCTCTGCCTGCTTGTCTGTGCTGTTTGCATGTCCGGCAGAGTTCTCTGTGTGAATATCGGCGGTGTATACCTCGGCGTGTTGATCATCTGGAAGAGACGAGCCTGCTGCCATTTGGTAAGGATCATCTCTCCACTGTTGACGCGGGCGAACTTGCGGTCTCCGAAGGTCGAACCTCCACCGACTACGCCACCCGAGGCGAAGCCGTTGAGGTTTTTCATTGCAGAAATCATTGCGGCAAGCTGGGCTATGCCGGTAGCAGCAAAGCCTATCCAAGCCCAAGGGCCGAGCGTTGCAGCCTGTGCAGTCGCCGTAGCGAACCCCTCAGTCATTACCGCAATAGATTGCGCCAACACTCCTGCAACATTCAGCTCAGGCACGCCTATCGCATTACCGAGAGAAGAAAGACTGCTGCCCATTGCGCTGGCTGCTGAGCACGCTCCTTCCATTTTCTTTTTCGCATCGTCGATGTCACTTGTCTTGATGTCTATCTTCAGTGGCTTCAGTCCGAGCTGCGTCAGCTCTGCGTCCAGATCTTCGAGTTGTTTCATAGCCTCATCTTTGCCGATGATGCCTATTTCGAAGTCCGACTGGATGCGGCTTGCTTTCTGCTGCGCATTGCTATAGCTCTGACGCTTGTCGGCGACGGAGCCTTGTTCGATGTATTCTGGTTCTACTTCGGCGGCGATAGAAACATTGCCCTTTGTCGCTCTGTCTATCTCCGCCTGTATTTCTGCGATTTTTGCTGAGGCTTTGACTTTCGCCTCGATGGTTGCAGCCTCATCGAGACTGCGCCGTGCATTCTGCAGTTGCTCTTGCAACTCTTCGATAGGTGTCTTGAAGTGTACTTCGATAGGTTTCAGCCCGAGCGCAGAGAGCTGGTCGTTGATGTCGGCAATAGCTTTCTGCGCTGAGGCTTTGTCTATCAGTCCAGAGTCGTAGTCCTGGCGGATGTTGCCGATGCGCTGCTGTGCGTTGCTGTAGCTCTTGCGTTTATCGGCGGCGGATCCTGCCACGATATAGGTCGGCTCGGTAGCAGCTTCGATTGAAACCTTGCCCTTTGTCGCCTCGTCTATCTCCGCCTGTATCTTCTTCACCTTTGCGTCGGCTTTCACTCGTGCCTCGATGGTCAGGGCGTTGTCCTTGGTCTTCTGAGCAGCAGACAGCTGCGCCTGCAGCTTTTCGATGTACGTTTTCGGTTCAACGACGGAGGGCGTATTGGTGGTGTTGTTGGCAGTATTGACAGCCGGGACATTGACAGTCTTTGCTGGATCTTCTTTCTTTAATGTCCGCAAAGCATCTTTCGCCTCGTCGATTTCAGTGTTTACATCGTTGAGATCTCTTTTCAGTTTTTCAATATTGCCGTCGCCTCCATGTTTCAAGTCCGTGCCTACGGCCGCTATTCCTACGCGCTTCTTCTCTTCTTGGGTCGCATATGGGCCGCTATCCCTGAAAGTTGGATCTTTCCGAAATTCAGCCGTAGCATCATTTATGGCTTTATCGACGGCTTCGGAGCGTTTTTTTAGATCGAGCTGCCGTTTATACAGTTCTACAAGTTTCGCGGCGTAAGCAGCAGCCTTCGCTCTGCGCTCAAATGACGCAACGATATTCTGAGTATTTCCACTAAAGATATTTTCTGCGTCAGATAGACCGCTAATCTTCAGCCCGAGCTCTCTGAATGCGTCCTTGTTGTCTTTTATCCATTGTACTTTCTGCTGCTCGGTAGACAAAGACTTCCATCCTTCCTTGAGTTTGTCGTATTTCGACATTAGCTCCGAATAGGTAGACTTCAGCGTGCTGTCATAGGCATTCTTCACCTCGTCGGCTGCGCTGTTCATCTCCTTCATTGCTTCTGCCTGCTCGTTTGCTTTGTCTTTAGCCTCCGAGGACTTCGAGGAGAATGCGCTGATTACTTCTGTAAGCGCAACAATGGCTATGCCCACACCCGTAGAAACCAACAAACCCTGCATTGCAAGTTTCAGCGTTGTGGCACTCACCGCCGCCCCACGAAAAGAAGCCGACATTACCTTTACGATGGCATTTACCCTTATTGATGTAGCGTTCCATATCAATGCCGCTGTATTGGTGGCGATAATTCGGGCCTTGGCAATGGCATTTATGCCGCAAAAGACTTGCAAAGCCTTGTTGAGCGCAAGAATGGAAACGGCGGTGTTTCCCAACTTCGCCATAATATTCACGGCTGGCATAATGCCACTTACCGCCGACGCTACGGCATCGGTGTACTCGCTCATTTGGTTTTGGAACATCTGGAATGCTGCCGACCCACTATTGGCAACCTTGCCGAAAGCATCATCGACGGTTCCCGCGCTGCCTTTCATGGCATCCACATTCTCCCCGAACTTTGCAGCAAGCTGCCCGGTAAGTGGCCCCAATGCTCTAAGGCTTTCTGCTGAACCGAATAGCTTTCCGTATATCTCCTGCTCCAGCATACCGCTCTTTTGCGCATACTGCTTTACGTTCTTGTCAAGATCGGTCAGGAAGTTCTGCAGACCGCCAGCTGCTTTGATGGATGCAGCGTTGAACGATATGCCCATTTGCTCTGCCATCTTGCTTGCTTCGCTCGAAGGCTTTATAAGCGCGGTGAATACAGCTGCGAGTTGCGTTGACACCTCGGCGGTATTGCCGCTCACTCCTGTAAGCGTAGAGAATGTCGCCATGAGCTCGTCTATGCTGACACCCAGCGTTGCAGCATTGCCAGTCACTCTCGGAAGAGCCTGTGCCAGTTGCTCAAAAGAGGTTACGCCATTTTTGGCGGTAAGTTGTATCTTGTCCTGTATATCTCCCGCAGCATCCCATGAAAGACCGTAGTTCTTTATGATAGTAGAGGTCACTTTAACTGTCTCGCCGAGGTCTGCAACACCACCTACGGAAGCCTTTGCTGACTTCTGGAGAAATGTTAGCCAGTTGTTTTCAGGCACACTGTTGCTTATTACTTGATATAAGCCGTTTGCGAGTTGGTCACGTGCAATCGGCAAAGTCTTCGACAACTCGGTTACCTGCCCTTTGAGCTTGGCAAAATCGTCACCGCTCTTTCCTGCCATCGTGTTAGCTACGTTCATGGCTGCGCCAAATGTGCGGCTTTCCTCTGTCACGCTGTTAAGCGTTGAGGCAAGCTGCTGCACTGCGCCATTGATGTTTTGAAGCTTCATAACCTGTTGGTTGAAGTTCACAAAAACGGCGTTGGCTTTCTGTATGTCCGATTTGGCGACGTTGACGGCACCGCGCAAGTTTTCCACTGTCGATGTAGCGGAAACCAACTGCTCTTTGCCGTCAATTTTCAGTTTAATGTTAAACTTTATTTCTTTTGCCATATTTTTAATGTATAAGTAACTAAGTAACCGATATTTTTTGCATCTTTGCGATATAAATCAAAAGGTACAATACAATGAAAACAAATGAAGTAACAAAACATCCAAAGGAAATCAAAGCCGAAATCAGTTTTGAGATTATCGGTGAAGATGAGCCAACGAAGTACGACAAAAGGCGTAAACGTTGGGCATGTATCTCTCGTTGGGCGTTGTTGGCTTTGGTAGTTTCCATATTAAGCTGCTTGCCATTTGGGTTGAATATTTATTCTTTGGTCGCCACTGCCATTAGTACGGTAGTGTTTTGGATTGCCCTTGACGGGGCAAGTACCACCCATCCCGATGAACCTGGATACCACAACGTCCCTTGGGAATCTTGGCTTTAGTCATTTCCTACTTTTCCCAACACTTCCTCAAAACGCTTTAACGCATCTTCCTTCGATACAGCCGGTGCTTTCCGCATCGGCTTTTTCTTTTCCCACGGGAGCGGTAGCACTTTCTGCGGTGTCAGGTTGCCCTTTGCGTGCGGCTGCAGGGCTATTGTTGCCATCATGCGCATACACTCCCATCTGTCCCGCAGCTGTGCCTCCTGCTGCTCGTTCCACGCTCTGTAGATATGGTCGAACTCCTCGGGCGTGAAGCCGCAAAAATCAGAATAGGGGATGCCGATGTTGCCAACGGCTATCCCCAGCAGCTCAAGTATTTCTAACTTTTTTTTTCAGCCGAAGCCTCAACGCCTACAGCGTCGCCGTTGATAGCCTCCGTCCATGCGGCGACATCGTCAAGCGTCACGCAGTCGGCAAAGTCCATGAGCGAAAGACCGAACTCCACGCCGTCATGCTTACACGCCGACGCTATACAGCAGAACAGGTACGTGCACATGTCCGTCACGTCGTTCGAGATGTCGGACACCTCCTTTCCCGTTTCCATTTTGAAGCGGAGCATAGCCCCCATAGTCTGTCTACAGGGGTATGCCTTTCCGTTGATGGTAATTTCTACTTTTTTCATGTCTTCGCGCTTTATTCTGTCACTTCTCTGCCGTTCTCGTCCGATGCTGCTACAGCCGAGCCTGCCTTGCCCGGGTAAACCTCAGGCTCGCCGTCGTTCTCCAACGAGAGGCTGTAGGTCGCGTCGTCAGTGGCTGGTGATGACTCCTCGATCGAGGCGATAACAAATTTACCCTTGACGTAAGGCTTTGCGTCTTCGCCACGCTTGAAGGCCTCGACATCCACGCTCTGGCCCTTACCCCATGCAGGTGAAAGCTGTTCGTAGCCGTTCTCGGTCTCGTTGTAGAAACGGAAGCCCTCCGCACTGATGGAGATTGAGAGTCCTGTGACGCCCTTGCCCTTCCACAGGCCGCTGCCCTTGGCGGCGGTCGCTACAGGCTTCACTGCGCGGTCTTTTGTCTCCGAGTTGAACGTGAGTGTGTGTGTAGAGCAGTGGCCCACGGCCTTGCCGTCTACTTTCAGCAGAATGTCACTGCCGTTGATATAATTACCTGTTTCTGGCATAACTATAAGTTTTTAATGGTTAAATCTTCACTTGGAATACAAGCTGCTGCACGTAGGCATCATCTTCATAGCCTTCCTCGCTATCGACGAGAATACAACTGCGCATACGGATGCCGTCGAGTTCGCCTTGTCTGTAATCGAGTGCTGCACGTGCAGCCTCTGCAAGTTCTACGCCTTCGGCATACTGCGCCGTGTAGCACACCACCTCCATCGTGACGGTGTCTGCACCCGGCATGCCCGATTTCGTTGGGTTGTGCGCCAGCGCTGCACGTCTGTACAGAATGTAAGGAAGCTGCGCCGTATCCGTCGCTACGGGGAACACCTTGTTTGTCTTCGCCTTCACTTCCTCATCAGAGAGGAGCATATTGCGTATGATGGCGCCTGCGCTGAGAGATGTCTTCTTTGCCATTGCTTGTCTTTTTAGATGAGTCCTTGTTTTCTCGCCGCCCTTTCGATGTTGTCCTGGAGGTTGTTGAAGAGGTTCGTCTCCACGCTGTCAGCGGTCTGCTGCTCTGTCTTGGCGAGGAAAGCGTAACGCTTCATCTTGCCGCGATTCGCACCGCCTCGTACGTATTGCCGTATCTTCTTGCCCGTAAAACGGCTCTTGCCGAAGAACGAAGAAATTCTTCTTCCTGCCTTACGATACCTGGTTCCGTCCTCGGCCCACATCAGCACGGGCTTTTCCTTGCTCTGCCGGTTCAGGTGTATGCCCTTGCGCCTGCCGTGCGGCTTCACGCTCACCATGAAGCCCAGGCCGTAGCGGTCGGGATAGGTTCGCACGTAGATGCCGCTTGACAGACTGCGCTTGGTGCCCTTGCCTATGCCGCTGCTGCCGAGGTTGGCTACGGCGGCTTTCTTCAGTCGGTTGCCTTCGCGGCGCATGGCACCCTTCATGGCCTTTCGCTGTGTCTTCACGTCGAGCGCCTTGTAGACGTCGAGGAACGGCCTTTTGATATCACTGACGGTTTGATTCATAGGACTTGCTATTCGTTCACTCGTTCGCAGATCAATGTCTTCATGCCTCGGTCGAGGTTCGGTATGATCGCCACCACGGTATACAGATAACCGCCGAGTTGCTGCACTCGCCAGTTCTCTTCTATCTGGTGCGCGTCACGGATGTTGTACTCAGCCCGATAGTCGGGGAAGTGTTCTCCGACCTCCTCGCTGCGGTTGCCGCTCTGCTTCACCCGCTGCGCTCTCACCGTCCTCTGCAGCTCGTAGGCGTTGGTCTCTTCACCGTAGGCGTTGGCTGTAGCAACGGGTTTGAGCAGCTGTATTCTGTACTTCATTTCTCCTGCTCTCATACTAACTTCCGATAAGGCTTAATCAATGACTGCAACGAATCGGGCACGGCGTGCATCTGGACGCTGCTCACGCTCTCACGCTGGTTGTACCAATGAGCACCGAGCATCATCGCCGCATGCATGATGGGCGTCGGTAGATTGCCGTCACCCATTTCCAGAAGTTCTTCGAGCGGTCTGTTGGTCGCCGTAACAACGGCCATCTCCGCCGTGTCGAGTATATGAGCAAGATACTCGTCATCGTCGGCGAAGTCGTCAGCTCTCACGTGTTTCTTGAATAGTGCCAAATCCGTTATAGCCATGATTGATGTTTTTATTAGATATACGAACGTTCAAAATTACACAGCCTTAGCAACCTTGCCGAGCGCGAAGGCCTCCGGGCGTACGGTAATAGTAGCGTAGTCTGCATTGAGAACGAAGTCCACTGCGTCCTTTCGTGCCTTGCTGTACGGGTCAACGATAAAGCGAATATCGCCGAAGAGGCCCATCGGCTGGTATCTCCAGTCGCCGAGACCGATGAACTCCGTGCCGTCGGTGTCGCGGATCTCGTTAGAGGTGTATACCGGGAGGCCGCAGAGCACGCCGTTCTGAATCATCGGAACGTAGATACCCTTCTCGTTGACAGGCGTACCTTCGAGGATGGCTGCCATGCTCTTTGTCATTACCCAGCAAGCGTTCGAGCCTTCGATGCCGGTCTCGAACATCTTCGCCTTCATGCCGTTGAGTTCCTTGAAGGTAGGCACAGCAGACAGCGTAGTAGCCTTGGTCTTCAGGGCTACGAACGGACCTGTGAGCTTTGTCGAGGCGTTCAACTTGTTGGTGCTGCAGATTACCTTGTTGAGGAGGCGACGGAGGGCGAGTGGCATGATTTCACGCACAATCATCTCCAGAATGCCCTGCGACTGGTTGAGCGACTGGTTGGTTACCGGGATGGCGATACCGACACGCTCAGGTGTTGCTCTCAGCTTGCTCAGTTTAATCTTCTTGTCGGTGAGTTCTACACCCTCACCAGCAAGCTCAGCGTCTACGTTCTCGTAGAGCGGCCATACATAATCGCCTGCGAGGCCCGTAGGCATAGGCAGGCCTACCTTGTCGAGGATAAAGCCTTCCTGCAGCGGACGCATGATCTCCTGTACGTTGAGAGGTACGATGCCGCCGTTGTTCACGTCAGACACCATCATCATGTCACGCACAAGAAGAATCTCCGTGCGCTGGCCCTGTGCGCTGTTCTCGCGGATCATGCGTGTAGCCTCCTCGATGGCGTTCGGGTTCTCGCGGAGGTGCTCGGCTGCTGCTGCCTGCATCTTCATCTGCAGAATCTGGTTCTCACGGGTAAGCGCCTCGAACTCGGCGTTCTCTGCCTCGTTGCGCTCACGCTTCTCCTTCTCGCAAGCGTCCGCAATCTCTGTGATGCGGTCGCAGTTCGCCTGATACTTGTTTACAAGCTCGCGAACGATAATGTTGTTCTTTGGTTTCGTCATATAACTACTGATTTATGATTAGAAAATTCGTTTTTGTGCTGCCTGGCGCATTTCGCGCAGCTGCTTGTCTGCCTCCTCGTTATTCTTTTTCGCTGGAGCTTGGCGCAGATCGTCGCGCAGCTTGTCGGTAAGCTCTCGCGCCTCTACGCTTGTGTCAGGGTAGTACGGGTTGGCGGCAAGCGTGAAGTCGTAGATGCCGAGAATGCTCTTTACGGTGTATGTGATGTTTACCGTGCCGTTCGGCGCTGTCTCGCTGGTACACTCCACGAAGTCGCGGTTGTAGTAGCGGGTCGAGAAGGCGAAGCTGCAACCCTTGATGTCGCCGCGGCGCACAAGTTCGAGCGCCTTGTCGCCGTCTACGGTGTTCGGGGCGTCAAACTCGAAGGCTACGCCCTTGTCGTCGATGGAGTAGGAGAGCGTGCCCTTACCCTTGTCGCTGCGAGCGAGAAGCAGGTGGTTGTCGTGAAACATCGTCATCTTGATATCCTGGCTGTCGAGAAACTCTTGACTGACAGCACCCGGGGCTATCATCTCCCGGGCTTCGCTGTCATCGTCGCTCCACAGAGGCTCTGACGGAGTATTGAAAAGTATTGCGTACCCCGTGATGGTGCGGCTCGGGGCTTCGCCCTCTGCCGCCTCCCTCACATGCAACATATTCGGGGTACTTAAACAACGCTTAATGATCTTGTTGGTATCTTCTGTCTTTTTCATATCGTATGGGGTTTGTTACTGGATCTTATTGCCGAAGGAGCCCTCGTTGATGTCCTTCAGGTTCGCCGATACGAGCACCTTGTCTCCGCCTGCTACCGGCGGCTTGTTCTCTTCCTTACGCCAATCGTTCACGGTGTAGATGCCCGCTGCTATGGTGCTTGTTTGGTATTTTACTCTACTATCGAGGTCGCAGGCGTATAGACCTCTGCGGTCGAACTGGAACTTTCGTTTGCAGCACAGCGACGGAGCGACGAGCTTTCGCAGCATCTCGTTTTCTATGTTGCGCAGTAGCGGGTTGAGCGTGTTGGAGAGGAACGCCACGTTCGCCATCTCGGCACTCTTGTAGTTGTTGCTGGTGTCGTCGAACACGAAAGACGGGTGCACGCCGAAGAAGCGACAAATGTCTCGTATCGTAAACTTGCGGCTCTCTAAAAACTGCATATCCGTTGACGAGAGTGAGATCTGTTTGAAGTCCACCTGTCCCGGGAGACTCACGATGCGCTCTCCGCCCTGGAATTTGCTGTCGATGCTTTCGGCTGTGTTCTCCAGCTGTACATCCTGGTACTCTCCGAAGCCCGTCACCGATTTGTCGTTTGTCACGAGTCCTCTCACGTTGCCGCCGTTGGCGAAGCGTTTCAGCGTCTCACGGTCGCCCGTAAGCGCTATGTCGAGAGTCTGGCGTGCGTATTGCAGCACGCTGATGCCAGTCTTTCCGTCTGCACTGTGTCCTTTGATGTGTATGATGTCCTGCTCTCTGTAGCAGCCGTACACACCATTAATCATGTCGGTAACGTTGTATGTGTCGCGCAGGACATCGTGCGACACCGTGCCGCGTCCGCAGAGTACGAGTCGGTCTATCTCCAGCGTCGCCGTGTTGTATACTGGCACGATGTAGGCGTTGCCATCAAGCAGCACGTGCTCTACGGTCTCCTTCCAGAAGTCGAACGCTGATTTTGTGAAGTCGGGCTGTACGTCAAGGAGGTAGTGGAGGCGGCTTGTCTTGTCCTCTACGAAGATGCCGTCTTTCAGTCTCATGTATAGAAGTGGAAGGTTGGCGACGCTCTCGCTGAGCAGCTTCACGCATCGGTACACCGTTGCAACGGACATGGCTGTAGCTCCCGATCCGTAGCCGAAGAAGCCTGTGTAGTCTCCGGCGATGGTCGTTTTGCTTTCGGAGTTCTCCTTCTTGCCCGATTCTCCTCTAAAAAAATTCGTTATGTTTTGCCAAAATCCCATGTATGTGTGCCTTTTTATCCTCAAAGATACAGCTACTATAGTAGCTTTTAAAATGACAAATGGCGCATTTGGGTGCATTTTGGTACATTGTGGCGCAATTATTAGTTTGTTAAGTTTTGTTTACAATCGTAAACATATAGAAAGTAGCATAGAATTTCAGTTCTTTCCAATATTTAAAGAACTGGAAAGCTTTATAGCGAGTGCCTATGATACAAAAAGCCCTCGATGCGTCACGCACCGAGGGCTCCAATAAGCTCTTTAATATAATGAATGCTGCGAATTAGAAACTTGCAGCGGTCATGGTGCCGCATGGTCGGGCGGCGGTGTTGAATTTATTAAACAGTGACCATTTTAATATCCTTGGCAAGTCATAGTATAATAGTCAAAATAAAATTAGCGACACGTTAGGTATTATGTTCTTTTGTTATTTATGAACACAGATGCTATGCTTGCGATGCCTGCCAGACCGAAGATACCTGCAAACCACGCTCGGTCAAGATATAGAGCATACGCTGCCAAGCCCATTGTCGCAACAATAGCAAAAAAGGCAAAAAACATGCCCCACCAATTCATATTGCCAACCTTGTGTTCGTTGTAGCTGAGTATCTTCAGTTTCTTTTCATCTTGTTTATGACGGTGAAGCTGCTCACGCTCTGACGACTTTATAAGGAAGTCAACAATTTTGGGGTCGATATTTTTATACTCTGCCAACTCTTGAGGAGCAGGCAGTATATTGTCATCGACAGAAACAGTTTGCTCAATATGGTTGCCCACTGCATCTCCGTTAGAGATGTTTGTGCCTTTAATTGAATAGGATTGTTTAGCCATTGTTCAAAACTAAATTATTAAACGCCGTGCGTATGTCACGAGCAACATTGTCACGATCTTTTCTGAGGTTCTCCATATCTGTGTGACGATTTGATGGTTTGCAGAACATCTCACGCTTTAGTGCCTCAATCTCAAATGAGTTCTCTTCGTATTTGCCAGAAGAGGCATGGCGCAAAACGGTAAAACCATTTTTTATAAAATGGGCGATATTGTTGATAATGCACATAGTTTTGCCTCCTTGTTTGTTGTTTTATTGTTTCTTTCTTATTTTTTTGCAAAGTAAGCGATTTTTTTTGAGATAATCATTAATAGTTGTATGAAAAAACTATACTAAAGATGAAATAATTTTGCAAAAGCCTCGATGCGTCACGCACCGAGGCTTAAAGCGCGATAAAACTATTGCTATAATGCCAAGCTCATAGCGTTTAGTTTTGTTGACATATCGTTGAGGGCAAAGCGTAAGGTCTTTAGCTCTTCGTCTGTAAACTGAGACGGTTTGCCATTGACGATGTTGCCGTTGAGTTTGTGAGCGAGCCATGAGCGCGACTTCTTGAAGTAGGTCTTGGCTATGTATGCCATTGAGACCATATCGGTAATCTCGCCAAGGCGTTCAGCCATGCGCTGCTCATGCACGTCATTAGCTGTGGTCTTAATGAGAGACTCCAGAGCTTCAGTGAAGGCCTGCTCGTTCTCACTTCTTAGAGCGTTCATTTCAGCGTCCACGGCTGCACGCTCCTCGTCGGTCGTTGCCAAACGTTTGCGCTCGGCAAGAGCCTTAATCTTAGTCTTGTAATCTGTCATAATATATTTTGTTTGAACTGTTTTTAAAAACTCCCCCTCCCATTTAAGGGAGAGGAGTCTTTTCAGTCATTTTTGATGTCGTCTTCAAGCTGCTCGATTTCTTTCTGTGCTATCTTTTTAAAAGTACTGGGGAACTTTTTCCAATACTCAAGATAGAAAAGCAAATCGTCTTCTTTGTCCTTTAGTTCCTTCGATTTTTTTAATTTCTTCATAGGCGATAAGTTTTTTATCACAATGCAAAGGTAATAAACTTTTGTTGATTATGCAAGAAAAGCGCCAATTATTTTCAACAAAAGTTTAATAAAAACCGCCGACGCATCACGCGCCAGCGGCTCCGAAACTAATCAACAAAAATGTAAACAACTGCTTATATACGTTACAACTCTCTTGTAATTCTTACTTGAGCAATCCCCTAAAGGCTTTCTGTATTCCGGCACGTTTTGCGTCGTCTGACGGATGGCAGTAAGTATCCATCGTTATCTCCACGCTTGCGTGGCCGAGTATAGAAGACACCGTCTTGACGTCGATGCCCTTTTCTATCATTTGAGTTGCAAATGTGTGTCTCATGCAGTGATAATTCAGATAAGGGACATTTGCTGTCTTGAGCATCTGTTCGTACCAGGTTCTCAACGTACGTGTGTTCGTTGGCGTAGCCGATAGCGAAGAGATAAAATAATCTCCAGGAAATACTTTTGCGTATGCTTGCAATATTTTGCGGAGTTTGGGTATCATCGGAATATAGCGGTCGGAGGAGGCGCTTTTGGGAGATTGAGTACAGATTGGCGTAGCGCAATCCTCTCCAGGTCGGAATATCTTCTGGAACGACTTGGATGTATGCACACGCGTACGCTGAATGTGTATCACGCCCTCATCGAAATCTATGTCGGAAAATTTCAAGCCGCACGCCTCGCCAATTCGAATACCGGTAAACATGGTTATTACGATGGCAAGTCTGCCGGGAGTCGGATTATCTTCAAATACTTTTATCATGCGGTCGTATTCGGCGATGGTAAATCTTTTCACACGCTGCCTTGCTGTCCCCTTGATACGCCCGGTGGTTACATCCTTCATATTCCACTCAAGAGAAGGCAGGCCGGTTACACCTAAAGAGCTGCCGGCAAATCGCATAACCATTCTGAACATGCGGAGCAAGTCTGATAAATAGTGATTGCTTGCCCCTGCGTCACGAAACTTCACAAAACAGGCTTTCATCGTGGCCTCATTAAGAGTGCATATATCCGCATCGCGGTCGATAATACGAGAGAATGCTTTGCCCATGCTGTAATAAGCGTAAGCTGTTGTCTGTTTCACCTCATATTTATGTTCATCGAACCATTTTTCATAAGCCTCAAAAAATGTCATTTTCATACCGTGCCCTCCCGATTTTAGCTTTCCACAATATGTTCTCCAGGTTTCGCCAGTACGACGTCGCTGAATGCGAGCGTATCGTCATGCTGATTCAGAAGTATGTACCGAGCCTTGATGCTGTGCTCAAGCACGTCACCATGGTAAACGTAGCCCATAATGCCGCGGATGCTCAGGTTGAGCAACAGCAGCGGAACGGAGCGGTCGGAAAGCTCCCACACCGTTATCATGTGCCGTGAGGGGAAGTGTTCCCACGGCGCAACACGCCGACACTGCTCCCACCATGCGCTTATTATCAGTCCGCCGGTACCCGCCGTCGGCTCGTGTATGGTTCCTATTGTTGGCACGGCTATCTTCGCCACAAGCTCCGACACTTCCCATGGCGTGAAGTCCTGTTTCTGTTTTTTGCGCTGTGCAAACTCCTCTTCATACAGCTGACGAAACCAGTCGTAGCTCATGTCATGGCGGTTGACATCGAGCAGCTCTGCGTAGATAGCGTCCCTGCGGGCCTTGTCGCCCATAATAACATCCATGGCGACTTGAGGCAAGTCCATGATGTCTTCAATGCCGAATATTCGGCAACATTCTTCTTTTGTCATAATTACGTTGTTTATTGTTGCATGTTTTCGTCGTTTTATCTTTCGTAAGTGTACATCAGCCCGAGCGTCATCAGCATGGTTATGGTACCGTCTATCTTGCGGTACTGCGACAGCTTCAGCGGCTTCTTGTTCTCCAGGTTGTCGGTGTCGAGCACGCAGTTTGAGAGGCAGAAGGTGTTTATGGGGTTGTCGTTGAACACGATCTTCGGCGGATCATTCCACGCCAGCATCTCGAACGACTCCACCGGGAGGTTGAAGCTGCCGTATGTCTGACTGTATGGAGTGAGCACGTTACGGGCTCCTACCGACGAGAGGATGCTCGTCAAGTCCTGCGCCTTGTACTTGTCGTAGCCGATACGTATGATGTTAACCTTTTTGGATCGGCGCAGAATGTCTTCCGCTATCTGCGCCACGTCTATCTTCTGTCCCTTGCAGAACTGGAGGTATCCTTTGGCGTGCCATGAGCGGTAGAGCTGCTCGTTGGGGTGTCCTTTCAGTGCTCCTTCTGGGAAGTAGTAGTCGGTATGGCAGTAGAACTTCTTTGACTCCGTTGAGTAGATCGTATAAGACACGGCACTGAAATCATCATGTATCGAGAGGTCGAACGCTACGGCGCAGTCGGGATGCCCTGCAACGTTGTCTATGTCGAACTTGCCGAGCAGGTCGTTCGCCTTCTCGTAGGTGAACCACGTCTTCTCGTCGCTCACGCAGAAGATGTTCAGCAGCTTTGTGCGGAAAGCAAGCATATTCTCCGCTGACAGCTGTGCGTTCTCGTACTCCCGTTCGTAGTAGTCGGGCTGCACCGTTATGCCGAGATGAGGCTGCACCTTCGCCCATGTTGCAGGGTCGCCCTCGTCGTCGTCGACATCCGGCATGAAGATGGATGCAAACATAGTATCGTTCGACTTCTCTCCTCGCAGCACCGCCATCACACCATCGAGCTCTCCCTTGAACGGCCCATCCACCACCTCGCTCGCTGTAGTGATCACTATCACGAGCGGTTCTCGTCGCGGACCCATTGAGGTTGTAAGCACGTTCTTCAGGTCTGCACCGTTCTTGCCTGCCGTGTTGCGGGCCTGCGCATACTCGTCCATGATGACGAGCGAGGCGAATAGTCCGTCTTTCGTCTTGGCGTTGGCGGTGAGACACTGGATGAGACTGTCGCGCCCACGATCCAAGAATGTTATCTTCTCGCGGTTCACCCGGAAGTGGCGTCCGCCTGCGTCGAGGTCGAACATTATGGCTCGTATCTCGTCGAAGCATATCTTCGCCTGGTCGTAACTGTTGGCTCCTACGTAAGCCTGTGCGTTGTTGTCGCCGAAGAGCATGTCGTAAACGGCGAGGGCAGCACTGGAGGTCGTCTTCGAGAACTTGCGTGGCACGAAGAGATATACGGAACGTATCAGTCGCCGTCCGTCTGGCTTTACGAAGCCGAAGATGTTGGCGAACTGGAAAGCCTGCACCGGTGTCAGCTTGTAGCGTGTGCGCCCGTTGATGCCGCTGAAGCGTAGAGCCTGGTAGAAGCGAAAGAAGTGCTTTACACGCTTCGGGCTCCATTCGTAGCGGTCGAGCATACAGAAGAAGCGTTTCACTGCCAGCAGCTCGTAGAGGTTGTGCCGTTCCGGGTTGTCTATCACGCCGTACACGTAGTCGCCGATGCGCCGGTCTGTCTCGACAAGCGCACAGCGATAGCGGATAGGGTAGGCATCCCTGTCTCTCTGCAGCCATGCCGCCGTGTCTGCTTTCAGGCTCCGTAGTCTTACTTTCTCCTCTTCCGTCATTCGTCGCCCTCCTTCATAGCCTTCATGAACTCGTCGAGCGTGTCGTCTTCAGTCCTGCGCTCCTTGCCGTCGTTGTTCATGCCCAGGGCACGGAGCGCACGCTGGGCCAGGCTTGCCACGTCGAGATACAGCTTCTCTTTCGGGTTTACCGTGTGGCGTTCGTTGCCCTCTCGGCTGTACTCTACGTTCACGGAGCTGTAGCCATCCCGGAGCATTTCTTCATTGAGCACTTCCGCTCTGACAAGCAGCTGCGCCGTCAGCTCTACCTGGTATGTCAGCTCAGCGGTGTACTTGCCCTGGCTCTTCAGCAGCTTTATGATGTAGTCCTTCTTGTTCTTCACCCTGCGCTCTATGCGTCGGCGCTCCTTTGCGTCGGCGGGATTGGGTAGGATAGGCTCTGCCGATGGCGCAAAGTCTTTCTGCGCCTTGTCGCTGTAGCCTCGTTTCTTGCCCTTGGTCTTCAGGTAGAATATTATCGCCGTGGTGTCGTTGGCGTTGATGAGCTGCATCAGTTTGCTCTCCACGAAGTCCGTCTGCGTCTCGGCTATCTCGTCCACCTTCTCCTTGAATCCGGGGTCGCTGTTGTACCATCGGTAGTAGGTGCTGCGGCTTATGCTGACAGCCTCGCAGGCGACGGCTATAATGCCGTATCCTTGCATCAGGGCTTCCAAGAACTTTTGCTTTTTGTCTTCCATGCGTTTTTTATAGTGTGCCAAATGTCCTGTTTTAGGTCTTCAGCCCCCACGGCTCGAATTTTTTCTTGCGCGTGGAAAAAGGGCCGGGCGAGGTTTAGAAGGGGTGCACCCCCTTTTAAAAAACACCCCCCCGGGGCTGCTACCCCATGAACCTGTCCTTGAAGCGGAGAAGATGGGCCTCCGCTCTTTCCTTCGCCTGCTTCTTTCCGCATCTTCCCATCTCCGTGTGCGTCTTCACGTGACACTCATGGCAGAGTGCCCGCAGGTTGTGAGGGTCGAACATCAGCTGCTCCTTCTCCCTCAACGTGAGACCTTCTTCCACCGGGCGTATGTGATGCACCTCGGTAGACGGAGCGAGCCTGCCTTCTTCCCTGCACCTCTCGCACAGCGGAAAGGCTGTCAGCTTTGCGCGTCTCAGCCTTACCCATTGTGCGGTGTGTATGAGTCTTCTGTAGTCCTTGTCCTTTGCCATTCTTTGGTAGGTTTAAAGATGATCGTCACGAGTAGAGACTGCGCCAGCACCTCAGTATCTGTCTTCCAGTGGTCACCGGCCTGCCGTTGGCTTGCCTTCTGCGGAAGGTTATCAGTCCTTTGGCTGCGTAGCGCTTGATAGTATGGCGGTCCACATGCAGGGCTGCAGCTGCTTTGCTTACGGTGTAGAGGCCGTCAAGCTCTACATCTGGGCGAGTTGTTATCATATCCTTGTGTGTTTATACTTTAACCGGAAGCCCGGCATACACCCATGCCAGCAGGCATGCGTCTCTCTGATCCTGGTTCATTCTTGGCAGGCGGTTCGTCACGCCTACCGACTTCTGAAGCTCAGCCTGCGTTATCTTTCCGTCCTTGCCTTTCCATACCTTGCGCATAGGCTTCGCTACCGTGCACGGTATGTCGAGATGGCTGCACATCTTCTCGATGAGGATGCCCGTCTGGTGGTTCATGCCCGTGCGTCTTCCGAGCTCGGCGGCTTTCTGCATCGTCATGTAGCCGCCTCCGAGATGCCAGTTAGATCTGACAAGCCAGCCTCCCTCCAGCACCACGAGCACTTTGCCGGGGTTCATGTCTCGCGTCATGGTGAGATAGTCGATGAGGTTAGGAAAGGAGAACTTCATGGGCGTCACGCTTCTGCTTGTGCGGTAGACCACGCCTACGCCGCTCTCGTCTACGTCGGGGTCGATGCCGATTATTATATCCGGCTTGAACTGGTGGGGTATCTGTATCGCTCCTAACATGCCGCCTCCTTCTCTTCCTGGGTTCTCGTGTCGCGGTCGGGGTTCATCTCCAGGGCGTATGTCGCCGCACGGTTATACATGTCGTGATTGTCGAACTTGTTGCGTAGCACCTTCACTGCCAACTCCCACTCCTTGTTACCGTTGAGACAAACTTCGGGGTCGCTTGTCTGCCTGAAGAGCTCAGAGCAAGCCGTCTCCCATGTCTGGCGCACGGCGTTGAAGTCGCTGCGTCCGAAGGTTGCACGTATCGGCGTACCGCATTGCTCACGGAACTGTTCCATTGCCTGGTCGTGCATATGGCAGCAGATCTCTATCACCGTCATGGCCGTGAGCATGAGAGCCTTCAGCCGATGATCGTCGACGTTCAGCTTTAGCAGTTCGGCATCTACCGAGAAGAAGAGCTTCTGTATGTGCGGCTTCATCTCGTCGTACACGGCGTCCGTGGTGTCGAGCCACAGTCCGTATGTCTCGCCAGCCTGGTGTTTCACGTGCACGTCCCAGCGGTCGTATGCCGACAGGGCCTGCTTTACTCCCTTCTTCACTCCGTGACGCCAGTATTTCGTCTTGCTTAGCACCTCGTAGGCATCTACCATTGCTGACTGTGCGCAGTTGTATGCCGCTCCGCATATCACGAAGAAGAGCACCGAGCAGCGCGATATTCTTCTCTGCATCTCTTCTACCTGCTTTTCCGAGGCGAGCATCACACGATGGCCGACGGATCCTTGTATCAGCGGGTTCATAGGCTTCCGGCTTTAAGTCCCAGCTCCTTGGCGGTCTGGAGAAAGGTTATCAACTTGTCTTCTGACACTCTCGATGTAGTGTCGCGGCACACCGTCTCGCTGCCTATCACGTTGAAGTAGACGCGGTCGTTGCCGGTGTCGAGGTAGTATGTTTTCTGTTCCATGTCGTTTTTACTTGGTTTGTTGTTCTCTTGCTGTGTCCTGGCACGGAGGGCGCAGGGCGTGTTCTACGTATCTGCCGAGCTTTGCGCACCATGCTCCGTTGATGCAGCGTCTTGTGTGCTGGCAGGTCTTGCACTTGCCGTTCATGCCTGGTGCAGTAGCGGTTCCCATATTATGCCGAGTCTTTTGAGCGTGCCGTTACGCTCGTAGTATTCGAGGGATTTGCGGGCACTGCTTTGCGGGTCGCGGTTCACGAGGCGCACCAGTCCTTCTATTCGCTCCTTCATTTTCCTGTCCTTGTCGGCGTTGTCCTGCTGAGCCTCAGCTATGGCTTCCGTCATATCGCAGCCTGCGGACGCTGGCTTGTCTTTGCAGCCCTGCTTTGTGTGGCGCAGGGCGTTGTCGTAGTTGCCTTCGAGCGTTTTCACGAGGTTCTCCTGCGTCATCAGCCAGTCGAAGGTTGCCACCCAGTTTCTCGGGTTCTCTCCGTTGGCATAGCTGCTTGCTATTATCTTGTCGACGGCGAGCCTCAACACGGCTATGTCGTTGTCGTATTCGGCGAGCCTTGCTCTTACGAGGGCCTTGCGGGCGTCTGTCAGCAGCGTCACACGGCGCACCAGGCTGCCTGTCTTCTCAGCCTGCCCGTTCCAGTAGTTTTTCAGCGCCACGCACTCGGCGTCAATCTCCACCCGTCTTCTCTGTGCCTCCGCTTCCTCACTTCCGCCAGAGCTCTCTCCCGTGGGGGTGGGGGTGGGCGAGAGGGCCGAAAAAGAAACGGCCGCTTGCGGACTTTCTTTTTCTTTTTCTTTCCCCCCTCTTTCTATAGAGGGGTTTGTTTTGTTTTGTTTCGTTTTGTTTTGTTTTGTTTTTATAGGTGAACATTCGTGTACGTTTGTGCTTTGCGGTGCACGTTCGTTTACATTCGTGCACGTTCGTGCTGTTTTACCACGTTCGTGCACGTTTGTGCTTTGCGGCACACGTTCGTGCACGTTTGTGCACGTTTGTGCTTTTCCTTCACGTTCGTGTTCCGCTGCGTTGTCTGCATCGTGTTCGTGTACGTTCGTGTACACTTGTGCTTCTCGCTTCTTCTGCTCACGTTTCAGGGCTGTCTGTCTGTTGCGCTCGCACTTCGCCTCGTACTTGCCCTGTGCACGGTCTATGGCGTCGCGTATGAAGGCGAAAGCCATCTGTACCATCGGGTCAGCCTCAGCACTTATCTGCGCACCGTCTATCGCATAGGCGTATAGAGCGTCGAGAAGGTCGCCCTTCTGCTCCTGCGTCATCGTCTTGATTGCAGGGTATTGAGCGGTATATAGCATGAATCCTTCCATATCGTTGATGTTTTATTCGTAGAACAGAGTTTCAGAAAAACAACCATGCCGTCCGTCTCCCGACGTGGGGCATGGTGCGTCCGGCACAAAAGTAAAATGAAAAACACTCTAAACCTAATAAAAACCCGAGTGCCGGACTGCCTGAATTTTTGGATTCTATTCTATTCAATTAATAACTTATTCCCGATTTAATAGGCGAAAGACTTCGCTCTCACTCTTGCTGGTGTAGCGGCGGCGTAACATGCCGGCACCGAGTTGTACAGCATCCAGTCATCGAGGTCTTTACGCTTGAAGTAGAGGAGCTTGCCGCCCTTGCTGCGGAAGTGGTTTATCTTGCGTGCTCTTACGAGCTCGTAGAGAAAGCCTATCTTTATGCCCATGTACTCGCTTGCCTCTGCCGTGTTATATACCGCTTTCGTGGCGAGGATGGTCGCCGTGCGTATTCTTTCGAGCTGCTCTATTATGTTGGCGCTCTCGTTGTTCTCCAGGTTCTCCATATCTATTCCTCCTCTAAGTCTGTGAGTTCTGATATACTTCCCTCGTCTTTCCACTTCATATAGTAGTGGCAGAAGGCGAGTAGCGCTGCGAGGGCTGCAGCCTTGCTTCCGAAGATCACTGCGGCGTACATGCCGAAGGTCGTGTCGGTGCTTGGTACGACGATGAGTCCGATGATTATCACAGAAGCGAGTGCGAAGAGCACCCAGTATCTGTAGTTGCTTATTATTTGTTTCATATTGCGTTGTTTGTTTGGTTCGTTAATCTTCCGTATTGTCGATACTTGGTGTCATTTCGTCGGCGGTGATCATGGCGAGGAGGTACTCCTTCTCGTCTGCGCAGAGCTTGTAGTCGTGCATTATGGATAGTTTTGCCGTTTTTCTTACCCCTGCGAGGCTTATTGCTACCTCCTTTATTTTGTAGTCGTTGTAGACGTTAGCTTTGTCGAGCAGCACCGGGATGCAGGCGTTTTTCGCTTCTTGCTGTTCTTTCGCCCACTTCTCGTTATCATTCACCCACTTCTCGTAGTCTCTTACCTTCTTTACGAGCTGTGCGAAGATGTACATGTAGTTTCCCCGCTTCCAGTGTTCGCAGAACTCCTTCTTGTCGATGGTGTCTACGGTGTTGTATATCTGCTCTATCTCGTAGTATTCCTCGGGGGCTATCTGCATCCCCGTGAGTTCTTCAAATTCTTTCTGTTGCATGGTTGTATGTTTTTAGTCGTTTTGTTCTGTTTCTTTTTACTCGTCGGCCGCTTCTACCTTTAGCCCGTGTCGTCTTGCTGTCTCTTCGCTGCGCATAGAGCGTCGGGTCTGTTCGTCATAGCATATCACGCCCACTTCACCCTCTATCGCAAAATAGTCGTACTCCTTTATCATCCTGCACTTCTGCACAGAGGCTCTGTGTGTGATATTGGTGCACAGCCGTAGTTTGGTCTGCTGCTTTTCGCCAGAGACGATGCGGAAGCATTCCATCTTGCGCTGGTGTTTCATGGCTTCCTCCGCCTTTTGCTTGGCTCTGACATATTTGCGCCGTGTCATTCCTGGTTGCTCCCATGGCTTGAGTCCGGGCTTGTAGCCAGGCCACTCTTCGCGAGGTCGCGTTTTAATGCTCTGCCACATAAGACGGGCACGGACTGCGTTCTCTTCATAAACGCCGAGCTCTCTGCATCGTCGAGTGCCTACCTCCGCATTAATCCTGCGTGCTCTATTCATGTACTGCGATGTCTTCTTTAGTCCATGTTTTCGGGCTATCCTGTGGAGGGTGCTTTCGCAGATGTCTATACGCTGCATTATTGCTGCGTTGGGCGTGTTGCGGAAATGTTTTATTATCCACGCCTCCTCTTCGGCTGTAAGCGTATGTAATTCACGCTTGCCTGCGAGCAGTACATTGTGGTCTTTCTTCCAGCCCTGCTTTTTCGCTAAGGTACGGATGCCGTCGATGCTGACATCATAGCGAATGGAGAGGTGTCTGTTTGCCGTTATGGGATACTCGTCTTTGAGTCTTTCCACCTCATGCGGCGTGAGGTCTCTGTAGTTTCGCATATTTCTTTGAATTTAGGTCGTCTTTACTAAAAGTGTGCGGTGGTTACGTTTTCCTTCGCTGCCATGTGTCCGCACCAGCATTCCG